CGAACCTTACGACCGAAACGATAAGAGAGTTCTGCTGTGTGTGTGGTTTGAATAATCTTGAGCCGTGGATCCCGGCCCATCATCCATGCGGGAAATAGGAATGATGCAAATTCTGATTTTGTATGTCTGGGTGGCATATTTACGATTAGTCGTTTTATCTTCCCCTCCGCCAAGGCTTGAAACTTTTCTGCAATTTTTATGTGATGGGGCCCCTCTACAAATTCTGGCCAAACTTGTTTCACAAATTTTAAAAAATTTTGTTGAGCTAGGTTCTTTAATTGAAATGTTTTTTGTCTTAATAATAATTTTTTCTTTAGAGTTTCTAACTCTGCAGGATTCATATTATCATAATTAACTATACGCTTGAACTGTTCTACTTCTGCCATCAAAACTTTATAGCATATAGTTCGTATGTACAAAAGTTTATATATATACTAACTCTATTGTACTACGTTCTTATTTAGGGGGTCCCCCCTTTTTCGAAAAGCCAAAAGGGCAAAATGCAAGAATTGGGACTCCTTAGGGAGACTAGAACCCCATGCGCCCCACCAGGAGTTATCCACAGGTTATCCACAATTAAATAATTAACTTAAAACAATGGCCATAAATGGCCGTCTATCTATATAAGATAATATAGTAAATTTACTATTTTATCTTGACTTATATTTTATAAGATAATATAAGATAATCATGTTAAACAAAAGGAATAACATGGAAAAAAAGAATGTAAAACTTTGTATAGGTAATAAGTTATTTTCTGCAACTTGGATTAAAGCAGACAAAAAGCCTAGAACTATACTTGGTAAATTACCCACTAATGAAAAGTTTTTCAATGGTGGAGAATTAAAAGGGAATAGAGATCACCTATTGGAGGTTATCGATATGACAGTATTAAGAAAAACTAAAGACCCAAAAAAGTCTTGGAGATCAATAAATCTTAATACTTTAACAAGTTTAAAAATAAGGGGGATTGAATGGGTAAAATGAACGCTATTGCTTTAGATAGTAAAAGCATAATTGAAAACGAATGGGAGATAGAGCAAAGAGCTCTACTCCTAAGCCAAGGCTACACGGCTGAGGAGGTTGACGAAATGATCTATGAAATGATTAATGAATACCATTATGAAATGGCTCAAGATCATGGAGATTGGGAGCAACCTAATGAGAATTAAACTAGTAAAAGATAAGCACCCTTTCAAGGGTGCTATCATGTTATATGATAAAGGCGCAACAGTTAAGAATAGATTTACAGGTCAAGCAACAGAATTAAATGCGCTTGAACTTTCAATCTATGATACGATTATAGGTTGCGAACAATTCGGAGATTATGAAAACGTAAGGCTTGGCCTGGATTGGTTTAGAAAATTTAGTGTTAATGCATATTACGTTTTATTAGATTAATTATTCAGGGGCGCAATTAAGCGCCCCTTTTAATTTAAATAAAGTGTTGACAAGGTATGGGAACTATCTTATACCTTGTTTAGCTTTAAACAATAGGTCGATCAACTTATTGTTCTCTTGGCTGAACAACAATCGCAAAGTTGTAAGGCATGGGTTTTAGAAAGTATGTCCAAATGGATGAGGATCTAAAACTTAGTA